TTATCTGTTGAATCAATTCTTCCATAATAATCCATAATAAATGTTTTAAGTATTTTTATTTATTGCTCAAACTCATTTTCTAATTTAATTTTAGTTTTTCAACTTCATCTTTTAAAAATTCTACGGTTTGATTCTGTTCTTTCATTGCTTCTATAAAAAGTGCAATTAATTTTTCATAATGAACTGTTTTATAATTTTCACCACTCTTTGAATATTCATTGCCATTTTGATCGACAGCGATATCAAATGGTGCAGGAACAACAATTTGAGGAAGAACTTTTTCAACTTCTTGTGCAATCACACCAACTTGTTCAGATTTATCCGTATAACCATATTTTTCTGCAAGTTTGTTTGGTTCAAATGTTACTCCATTTATCGACAAAAGTTTTGATAAAGCACTCCTAATGGGAGTTATATTCGTTTTAAGTCTTACATCAGAATAATATGCAGTAATATTGTTGGTGCTGCGAATCTCTCCAGTAGTTCCAGATGCCGGAGTTCCAACACCCAGTGAGTTTACTTCTAGATTTGTAGGAACAGTAGCAGGATTTCCAGGAGGACCAGTAGGACCAGTAGGACCAGCAACAGTTGAAGGATTACCAGGAGGACCAGCAACAGTTGAAGGATTACCAGGAGGACCAGTAGGACCAGCAACAGTTGAAGGATTACCAGGAGGACCAGTAGGACCAGTAGGACCAGTAGGACCTCCTGGTCCTCCTAGTTGTCCTCCAGATATAGTTAAACCATCTCCGACAGAAAGATAAGATAATTTACCACCACTATCATCCCAGAAAACTATTTTGTCTCCATTAGGATCATCTGCTGCTATTTCTCCATTAACAACACTTAATACATCATCGGCCGATGCGGCAACACCTATTCCAGCACCGGCAACAGCGGCAATGGTAAATCCACCTGCTGCTACAGGGTCAATAGTAATATTAGAACCAGCAGTAATCAGTACATCATCATTAGTAGTTCCATCACCTAATCTAAGTTTGACATTATCACCAGAGTCTATAGATTCCAAAGTATAAGACTTACCATCAACACCATCAGAAACTTGTACCCATTCTCCACCTTCTCTTACTTTTATTGGCATAATTATAATATTTTTCTATATTTATTTAAGTCTTCATAATGAAGGCAAGAGCATAATATGGTGGGAGGTTTTTATTAGTTCCAGATACACCTTCATCATCTGTAGAGTATGACCCACTTCCCCATGGACCAGCATCGCTAACTCCTCCTGCTCCACTACCGGAGACGCCGACTACACGCATTGCATGATTATGGCTAACAACTACGGCATCAGCACTACCACCAGTAGAACCTACACCAACACCAGGATATGTTCCTGTTCCACCGATTGTTGTAGCACCAACAATAAATCTATCTCTTAAATCAGGTGTCCCATTTGAACCATTACATAAAACCCATCCAGTAGGAGCTGAAGTTCCGGAGAACATCATAATCATACCAGTGACAAAACCTCCACTACTACCAGAACCAGGAGTAGTATCATACCAAATATCACCATCACAAACCGATGTCCCTGTAGGTTCAGAAGTTTGAACATACTTGACACCAAAAGCATTGCTATTATCAGGAATATTAATTTGTTTTGTTCCTGATGATGGTTCTGTTACTGTGATTGGAAGAGTACACGGTGAACTTCTGTTCGTATAATCGACGGTAAGATCAGAAAGAATTCCACTGCCACCACCAGAACCAGTAGCAGCAATCGTAAATCCACCTTCTGCTACAGGGTCAATAGTAATATTAGTTCCAGCAGTAATCTTTACATCATCATCAGTAGTTCCATCACCCAATCTAAGTGTAACATCATCACCATCATCTACTGCAGTAAGAGTATAAGTCTTACCGGCAGAAGATGATTCAGCAAACTCCAAAGCATTCCCACTGGAGTTGACTTTAACAACTTTTCCTGCAGCACTAGTATAATTTGCTGGAGTATCTGATAAACTCACAAAAGTAATTGATGTAGTTAAATCTGTTAAAGAACCTGTTCTTCCCAGTGTAAGAGTTCCACTACTAAATGATACAGAATTTACATAATTATCCACTCCTGCAGAAGATTTATCTATCCATATAGGAGCATTTGTTGTATTATTATATGAAAGAATTTTATCATTCACATTAGGTTCTGCTAAAAATGCCGTTGTATCTGCTGCTGATTGATATGGTAAACTTCCTGCGGCACCACCAACAAGATTATCAGTCTTATTAACAGTGGCATTTCCAAAATCTATGGTAGTATTTGATGCTGCCGTTACTCTACCTTTAGAGTCAACAGTTACAACACCAACCTGAGTTGAAGAACCATAAGAACCAGGTGTTACTGCAGTATTTGCCAATGTCAATGCCAAATCAACATTAGCAGTTCCATCAAAAGCAACATTAGGAGCAGTTGCATCACCAGAAGCACTGAAGTTTTTGGCATTTTGTAATGCAGTGGCAGTATCGGCATTTCCTTGAAAGGCACCATTAAAAGTGGTTGCATGAACATCATTCCACTTAAGACTTGAAGATCCTAAATCTAATGTTCCATCAGCTGATGGTATGATACTACTATCAACTCTAGCCGTAAATGTTACAGTATCTGAATTAGCATCTCCTAAATCAGTATTACCATTAACAGTTAAATTTCCGGAGACGGTAACGTCATCAGGCAATCCAATCGTAAGTGTTTGATTTGATCCAGAAGTTTCTATTTCATTTGTGGTTCCGGCAATCGTAAATGTTTGACTATCAAGGTCAACAGAACCAGTTCCAGTATCACCAGTAAAATCTAAATCTTGTGCGGTTACTTGATTATCAACATAAGCCTTAATAGACTGTTGTGTCGCAAGAGCAGTATCAAGATCTGATGCTAAATCATCCTCGTCAAGAATTGAAGTAATACCAACTAAAGTTTCATTTGGTTGTCCAATTTCCAATTGATTTATAGTGGATATACCACTAATAATCATATCTTTACCACTAAGATCATCATAAAAAATATTATCCTTCACATATAAATCACCACCGATATATAAATCTCCACCCGTCGTTGTGATACCACCTGCGCTAGCAAGTATTACATCTTGACCTGAACCATCACCAATTACCTTAAATATTCCTGTAGAGTCAACTTGCAGTTCACTGCTAAAAGTTGCTATACCAGATACACCTAATTGTCCATCAACTGTTACAGTATCATCTAGCAGTGAAAGAATATCATTATATGTTCCTCCAGAATCTTTAACGTTAAATGTTATTTTTCCACTATTTGTATTATTAAAAACGCCAAATATTCCATCTGATCCACCATTACTGAAGAGATCACCTTCTCCTGCTCCTGACGTATTGATGTTCAGCGCATTAACGGTTGCTACACTACCTACGTTTAAATTCAGACCAATATTAACACTCTTTTCTACACCAATACCACCTTCTGTAATTATTGATCCAGAATCCTTGTTTGTTGATTCAGTATTTTTATTTACAAATATTGGATCATTTACTTGAACACTTGATGTCCCATCGGCATCTAATATCAGATTACCTGTTCCAGACTTTGTTGATATTGTATTGTTTTGAATTTCAACATTTCCGAAAGATGAAATACCGGTAATTTTTAAATTATCTAACTCTAAATCATTTAAATCTAATTGGGAGATTGTTGCTATGCCAGAAACTCCAAGATTCAATGTCGTTATCGCAGCACCGACAGTCAAGTTTTTATCGATACCGACACCACCATTAATTTGAACTGCACCAGTATTAGTGTCACTTAGAGTATTATCGGTTGTATCGGTAAATGTTACTGTGCCTGATATTTCTGGAATTGTAGATATTCCGGATGTTTTTAAATTATCAATAAAGACACCACCACTAAATGTGGATACTCCAAGAACATCTAATAGTTGTGTAGGTTGTGTGCTTCCTATTCCAACACGATTATTACTAAAATCAAAGTAAAAATTATCTGCACCATCTACGAGTCCGGAAGCATTATGAAACTGAACTTGCCCTATAGTTCCACCGGCTCCGGAAACAACCGATCCTGGTGCAATCCATAAAAGACCACCGGTTGCAGTTTTTGCAATTAAATCTCCCTGATTTCCAGGTTGATTTGTAGTATCATAAATTGTTCCGGTGATTCTAAAATTGCCATCCAAATGTAACTTTTGAGTGGGTTCTGTTACCCCAATACCAACCGAACCGATTCCTGTGGTTGTAATAACAGTACCACCAGAACCGACAATTATTCTATCTCCTGCAGTAAGAAAACCATCATCAAATGTAAATCTTGTATCTGTATCAAAATCAGTTGATCCTAAAGAAACAAATAGTATTTCATTTTCATTTCCTGGAGGAGTGAATCTAACAGTTACGGCAACACCGGGGTTTGGAAGACCAATACCTTCAGCAGTGATTGCCTTTCCCACAAAATTTAATTGTGTGGTGCTACTTAAACCTCCAACTAAAACATTTTCTTCAAAAACACTAATACTACCTGGAATAACTCCACCTTGATTTGGAATCCAATATCTCTCTCCGGCAGGTTGACCATCAACACTCACAACAATATATTGTTGTCCTGGAGGAACTAAATTGGGATCATAAGAAGATGGTCCAATGAGTGGATCCCCAAGATTAGGTTCTGCCTCAGAAACAGAGAGATACCTATATCTATCAGAAGTTAATCCAGTTTGTGCCGCTAGTTTAGAACGACCTGAAAGAAATCTTGGCATAATTATGTCGTGCTATTCTCCAATATACTCATGATAAATTCCATTTGTAATGGACCTACGTTACCTCCACTTGGTGAAACTCCAACATTAACCTCAAAAGTGTCTGTGGTTTTGTTTGCTACTGTCAAATCAGAACCGGAAGCAGGGTCTGTTGGTCTTGGATATGGATGATCTGTTAGATAATTATCCATACTACATCTAAAAGTTATTCCATAATCTGCTATTCTTATTGTATTTCCGTTTGATAGTCCGTGACCCGCAATTGTTAATACCAAAACTCCTGTAGCACCATCATAAGTTGCGTTTGTTGGAGTAAATGGTCCTCCACTACCAGATGTCACCGTAACAGAATTGGTCACAGCACTTATAAATTGATGTTGAGCAGGTACATATGTATGTGGAATACCACTTACTTTTCCTGCATCGATAGTGAAGGTTTTTGATGTTCCTACATTATCTACAATACTGTCAACAGTAAAACTTCTTTGTGGTTCTGGAAAAATACTTGTAGTTATACTTCCACTGTAACTCCCACAATCAAAAACAATATTGCTTAGTGTTATTTCATCATTTACATTAAATCCATGAGTATTATATGTAGTTATAGTAGCTACTCCTGTAGTATTTGCATATTCTACATTTGTAATTGTTGTTATACCTGATTGAACCCCTTGAATGACAACGGAATCTTGTAACAGTGCAGATCTTTCTAAAACTAGTCTGCCATCAACAACAACCAATGCATCACTCGGAGGTATCTCTGCATTTTTTATAACTCTTATATTTCTCGTATTTCCCGATGTTTTTGATGCAGTGCTTGTTCTTCTATGCGTAAAAGTGAATGTTGGATAAGTATTGATTCCAACATTTGAAACAGATGCATAAAGAATAATAGCAGACACTCCATTAGGTGCTCTATAAACAGTCTGCTCTCCCGGTGCAACTGGAACAGCTATCGTAATAAATTTATTAAGTGGTGCTACTGCCATATTATCTCAACGCAAGTATGAGTGGGGTTACTTCTGCCTGTATTGCTTTACTAAAGTCTCTTCCTCTAATAGTTGATGTCGTCTGATCAATTTGAATTCCCTCCCCAATATCGAAATTACCTTTTTGATCAGTCGATGTGAAAGGAATTTGAGCACCATCTGTAAAGACGATCTCATTTTCCTTTATGGAAGGAGCTCCTTCAAAGGGTAACGAAGTATTTATGCTGGTGCCAGAACCAACATATTCAAAAGAATGAGAACTGGTTAAGATACGACTGACTCTTTGAAGTGTAAATGGATCATCAGCAAATAATTCATAAGGTACAAATTCATTGAATGTTATTGTCGAAATTCCAGTAGGTTCCTGTCTATTATCAGTTGCCTCCGAAATAGTAAAATAAATTGGTTCCATTACGGCAGTTGCGAATCCCGATAAGGCAGGATTTCCATCAATATCTACAATTATATTTTGAGTTGATAGATAATTTCTACCAGAATTAATCACATCAATTGAAGTTATTGTTCCTGCAGCACTTACGTTCGCACTTGCCTGAGCAACGATTCCCTGAGGTCCTTTAGGAATTAAAGTTCCGTCATTATCTCGTATTAATATATCTGGTGGATTAGTTGGCGTAAATTGTCCCAGAGTACCACCATTTAGTATTTTTATACTAGCTAAGTCTTGAAGTGGTGCAGTTATTCTACCACTACCAGTGGCATCTGGATAATTGTCCAAATCAATTTTAAAATATGCTGCCTGTCCATCAAATGGTCTTCTAAAATCACCCTCAGAATCTGATATACCAATTCCAGTTACTACATCAGAATTGGTGCCTGGTATAACATCATTTAAAACTTTTCCAGTGAACTGGGTTGATCCAAGTCCAGCGGCAACTAATCCAAAATTACCAAAAGAACTATTTGAGTTAGTTAGATCACATTGAGCACCACTACCAGCAAATATTGCTATGTCACAATTAATTGTGAATATAGAAACCAACTGAGCATAAGCATTATTTGTTAAAGATACACCTACACCTGCCTCATTATATTGTGTGAAAGAATCACAAACCATGGATTTAAGATTGGCACCATCAATAGATGCAGTTGCATCATCACCATTGATTCTCATGCCAATACTCTTTGTCATAAAGTTGGTGCAGTTACGAACATATGGGGATCTCCACCTAAAAGTAGGACCTTCTGTTGCAGGACCAACTTGAGTGTATCCACTAGCAGCATTTACTCCCGTGACAGGAAATGCAACAGCACCGGCACCCGTGTGAGCAACACCAACGGTAGCACCTGAAAAATTTAAATTCTCAACCAGACATCCTCTCCTTAACCAGAAAACATCAGAGGTTAGATTTTGAGGTTCTATAGTTACAAGTCTCAAATCTTCTCCAGTAATTGACACATCTCTTCGAAGTCCTACTGGATTATTTTCAATATATCTGCCTGGTCTAATTTTAATTGTATCTCCAGGAAGAGCAACTGTTGCTGCAGCTCCAACAGTTGCCTTAGCATCACCCTCTAAGAATCCACTATTAGAGTCATTACCATCTTTCGATACCCAAATCGTATTTTGAGTTTCGACACCTGATGGTCTCCATGATACACCAGTTCCAACAGATGCCAAACGGTAATCTTTACCGTTAACTCCTGTCTGATTGTTTATGTCAATTAAAGAATTATTAAGTTCTATGGTATTTTGAAAAACTGATGTTCCATCTACGTTTAAATTGTTGTCAAAATCGACTGCTCCACCTACATTTAATCTCTTTACAATACCAACACCACCATCAACTTGAACTGAACCTGATGCAGTAGTTGTTGATTCTTGGGTACTGTTGAAAGATGCTATATCATTAACATCTAATGTATTATTGAGTGTGGTTGTACCATCAACATCTAATGTATTATTGAGTGTGGTTGCACCATCAACATCTAATAGACCATTTAGTGTAGTTGCACCATCAACATCTAATAGACCATTTAGTGTAGTTGCACCATCAACATCTAGTGCACTATCAAAAAATACATTTCCTGTAACGGTTAATATACCGGCTAAATGAGTGTTACCTACAACATCCAATTTTGTATTGGGAAGTGATTTACCTATTCCAACGTTTGTCAATCTATAGATATTTCCATCATCATTTGCTCCCCAAAAATCTTTAGACTGTATTCTGGCAACTGTTGTTGGGTTGGATGAATCCGGTATAGCAATTATACTATCGGTCCCAACTCCTAAACTGTTTATTTGTGCAAAATTTAATACAGTGAAAGATTGTGCGGCACCCACAGTTGGAATAAAAGTGCCTTCATCTTGAACAAAAATACCCTCAGAAAATGCTGGTTCAAAAGTTACCCAACGCACACCAAATTCATCACGATTTAAAAATGCTCCATTTGCACCATGAGCACCGGCAGAATCATAAATGTTTCTCCTTATCGATAAGGTTTCTAAATCTAGACTTAATTTTCCTTGAGTGGAATCGTTAAGGGAAGTTATTCCTATACTTGGATTTACGGTTCCTATGCCAACGGTGCCCAGACCAGTAATTACAAATGTATTCTCTTCTTCAGAATTAAATTGCAATTTTTGTTGGGGTGTTGCCGTGAATATACCAACTCTATCTGTTCTGGTATCTGCACTAAAGACAGTTCCACCAACACCTACATCTAACGATATTTTAGCAGTTATAGAAGAAAGTTCTAAATTACCTTCTATGGTTACATCTTTTTCAAATTTTACATCATCGGCAAATGATGCTTTTCCATAAACATCCAGTTGTTGAACATTAAGATCCTCATATATGGTGACATTTTCAAATACCGAGTCACCAGATCTAGTAAATGTTATATTAGATGGAACTGGAATACTTGCCATTTTTAATCTCCGAAAGATATACCTAAAGTATTACTCTCACCACCAACAATAGAACTAACTGCAGAAGCAATTGGTGATGCCGATGCCGATATTGCTAAATCTGAGATAAGTGTTCCTGTGAATGCTTTGATCATTGTGCTGGATAATAATGCATCAGCAAGAGATCCTTTTTTTGTTTTAATATCAACCTCTTGTCCAATAATTTTTACATCTTTAGTTTTATTTTCTTCTTCATATCCAATTCTAATTTTAGGAGATTGGATTACAATTTCACGACTAGCATCAAGAATTATTTGCTTTCCACTTATTCTTACTGCTCCTTTGTCTGCATTAACTGTACAATCACCTTTATGTGCAATAAAAGCAAAAGCAGTCGCATTATTTGAAACCATTTTGGGATGAGAACCTGCCTCAAACTGCATGGTTCCTTCACTATAAAATTTTGTAAGACCACTCTCGGTATGTGCCTGAATAAATTTTACATTAGAATCAGTCGTTGACATTAAAGAGAACGCTGCTCTTCCAGGAGTTCCCATTACAGGATTTCCTGTTTCTATTTGAAGTTTTGGTCCATATCCATCAAAAACTCTAGTTTCTTGTGCCATAATCAACTACTAATACAATCAATAACTTTAATGATTTCAGATGGTGGAGGAGTGGTTGTCATTATTGGTCTCAATATTGCTCCGTTAATATTTAGATTGGGTAATCCATTGTATGCAAATGGTTTTGGAGTTGCTCTTATAACTCTTCCATTTTCAATTTCAATATCTACTCCTTCAATTCCTCCTTCAATTCCTCCTTCAACATCATTACCCGGATCTTCAATAATAATTTCTTCAATAAAGAGTGGCAATTCATCAATTTCTGCAGGATAATTAACACCTTCACTTATAATAACAACAGAGGTGATTTGTCCGAAAGTTGGTGATGTTGGAATCTGATCAATAATTGCACGACCATATGCACCATAACCCTTATTACAACTATCCTGGAACGTTACAATAGGTGCTTCAGTATATCCAAGTCCGGGATCAGTCAATTTTACCCCAACAATACTTCCAATTTTGAGAACGTCACCAACAGCATCTTCTGTATCTACATTATTGATTATACCTCCAAGCAGTGCATTTCCTGCTCCACCAATACCATCACCACCAAAGAAACTTACGGTAGGAAGACCACACTTAGTGACGTTTCCAAAATTACAGGGTTCTAATGATGATGATTCACCAAGTGGTGATCCAAAAATATTCCATTTACCATATGCTTTTTCAAAATCAGTCGCTAAGTTTGAAGCACCTTGTGATAGTGCCACACCACTAAGAGCACCATTCCATATACTGTCTTGATCTTCTTCACTTAAGTCTTTAAGTGGTCCCTGGTCAATCTTAAATTTACTCGTAGCAGGACAAATTTTTTCATCATCACAACTGAATAAGTTTTGAATTTTTCTTGCCAGACTAATTCCAGTAAGAAGAAAATCTTTTACATTGAAATTGAAAATTCCACCAGTAACTGCATTCAAAATTTTACTAATTGGATCAATTAATGGTCCGGCAATTGAATCGACAATATTGACCAAATTATTAGTAAAGGCACCAACAATTTCTTGTGCAACACATGCCGTACCACTCAAAACATTTTTTGCGGCACCAGTGATGATGTCTGCAAAGGCATCCTTCGCACCCTTCATTACCTTTGTTGCGGCACAAAATAGACCATCAAACATGATCTTAACCAAAGGAATAAGTGGTGTCTCAATTGCAATAATTTCGGGAATTGTCCTTCCTATACCTGTTAGAAAACTCGTCAGTGCGTTTATCCCAATAGGAATTAATTCGGCAAGTTTATCTTGAAGACCACCAAGCATTGTATTAATAAGTCCGTTGGCAGTATCACCAACTATGTTTACAATATCTTTTATTTCATCTGGGAGATTTAATGCTGCCGATTCAATTCTTCCAATACGATCAAAAAAGTTTTCTGTATATGCTTCTATTTTTGCAAGAGTATTGTCCTTACAAGGATCCGCCATGAAGACTGCTGTTCCAGTCGTTAATGATGCACAAGTAGCCATTTATATTACCTCCTTAATTTTTATTTATCCTAGTAAATTGAAAGCAGCACTGGCAACGGCACCAGATCCGGGAACAAGTGCATTTGCACCAGCAGCAATTCCTTGTGATATGAATGGTTTTACTGGTTTTGCAAACTGCCCCAGTACATTTTCGGATCCACCTAAACCGAACTGAGAAAACAAATCCTCCTTTTTCTTAGCAGGAACGGTCTTATCTTTGTTACTACATTTAGGTGTTGTTTCGGGACTATCATGTCCTGCATTTTCACTAAATTCTTGATTACTTCCAAATAATCCCTTCGGTTGAAGATCTCCAAAGTAACCAGATTTTGCATCAAATCTTCCTGATCCAAGCACTGTATCTTTAGATTTTGGAAGTATTCCAATGATAATTGATATCCCTCTTTTTCCTCCATACTTTTCCAATAATACAGTGTCTCCCTGAGAAATTCTCATGGACCTGCGACGATTTGCTCCACCGGAACCATCACTATTTGAAGCCATTGCAATTGCATATTCAATATCAGCATCATCAATGTCAGATTCTTTTGAAGAGTAAGTATCAAAAATTGCAACTTTATATCTCCATCCCCAACCACCACCTTTTACTTGATCTTTTTGCTTTTCATAACCCACCACTGTCCCCATTAAGTGAATTGGTGGTTCGCTACTTAAGTTATTTTTCATTATCCTTTATTTTTTTGAGTATACGCTCCGAATGAATCACGCACAAGAGTCAAAGAGGTAAAAGATCTCTTTGAATCAAAATGATGACATAAATCCAAAATCAAATAGTTTCCACTTTGATTTATATCAAAAGGATTTGCTTCTTTTTTGTCCGTGAGTTTTTCAAATTCACATCGTATTATATCACCGGCAAGTAGATTTAAGTTACATGGCACTGTTATATCTATAATTTGACTCATCAATAAATTATATCTCATTGCTGCCTTAGCAATATATTCTCTTGGATCATTATTTACAGATATATCGATTCCAGGAGACAATAAACCAACATCCAATATGAATTGATTTGTCTTAGAAAAAGAATTATTTGATTTTACTGGTTTATAATCAATATCTCTGCCTAGACTAGTTGTTAACTCTTCATTTTCAATTTTGAAAATGATTTCAGAGAATTCTGCAGTACGTGGATTAAAAAATATATTTCTAGATTCATAAACACCAGATTTCATTGCATTTACAATGTTTTGATTTTTTCTAATTGAAAACGAAGCAATCTTGAAATTATTTTGATTATCCTCGATACCCGATTTCAATGCACCAGAATAATGATATGTTGCTTTTGGTTCTTGTTTGATTAGACTATCGATTGCCTTATACTTAAATCCCTCTCTTGTTTGATAAAAGAAAAATCCAGGATTTCCTCCAGGAAAAGTTGACTTTGATCCAAGTTCAATTAATAAGTCAAATGGTGTATCATTTCCCCCAATAAAAGAATATGAATTAGAGGTTTTATCAAAATTCAGTAAAGTTTCATCTATCGATGTATTGAATGACTGCTGTAAAATTTTTTTAACACTATCTGTAATATTACCATTATACTTTTTAGAGTTAGCAATATTATAATTTTCCAATCCCTCCTTTGAAATTAAACTCATCATTATAGATTCTCTCTGTGACTCTTGATTTAAATTTATAGCAGAATTATTCAGTAAAGTTCCTTCGAGTTCTCTTATTTTATACTTAATTTCCTCTCCACCTGTAATTGGTAAGGTATTATAAATTGAACCCTCTGCATTTAATTTCTCATCAATAAGAGAAAAACCACTGTCAACAAAGGATAAAGTTGCAGTTACATTTGGAGATAATAAACTCTCAAAGTAATTGAATTCAACAGTTTTTCCCGCAATGTTAATTTCTCTACCATTTTTTGTAATTGTTAATTTTTCGTAACCTGAACTACTTGCTGTATTTGCCATTATCCTACAATTACTTTTTGTTTAGCTAAGATGATAGTCTGCTCACCCTCTTCATCCATCGATTGATTTATTGTAGATATCTGATTCACTTTTGATCTATTTTCTGGATTTGATAATGAAGCTCTAACATCTCCAGAACCCTGCGTATTTGTTGATAAATTTGCTTTCGTCATTTTACTTGCACCTCTTCCAGAACCCAATCTAATTCCAGCAAACCATGAGTTTCCACCAGAAGAATGCCAATGTCTACGATAATGAAAACCATTAGTTGTGTTATGATCAAATTGATGCTTCAAACCATCATCAGCAGCAATACCAACGTGAGTAATAGCACCTTTATTTAATACTCCACCAAGGTCTCTATCTGCTCTCCAGAGTATGACATCCCCTGCTTTGATATTAGATTTAGTTTTTATAACTTGACCCATATCACTTCCACCAAACGAAGCTGCAAAAGATGGTGCATTATATGCAATACCTTGTGGTGTATCTAAGTCACCTAGTTGAGTTCTAATATTTGCCATAGGATGACCTGCTTTTCTCAATGCTGCTCTTGTAGTATTTGCACATTGATCTGCAGTACCCTTTCCCATTCCAATTATTTGTCTCGCACCATCTAATATTCCACCTGATAAAGGTACGGGAATATCTTCTCTGCCATCACCAATACCGGATAAGTCAGTAACTCCTCCACCTCCACCAGAACCAGTGGATCCACTTTCATATTTTTTTCTTTCTGCATTAGTAAATTGTTTTTCTGTAAACGTACCAGTCTCTGTGTTTATAACTCCTTCCTTTCCACCTTGCTTTGCAAGAACCTTTTTCTTTCCACCAGCTGCTGCTCTTACCAAATCAATAGCAGGTTTCAGTAACTTAATTATATTTTTTAATGGTCCTGTTTTTTCTGCCAATTGATCAATTATCCCACCATCACCACTTATTTGACTTAAACTATCATCTACTCTTTTTTTATCAACATCATATTTCTTCTTATCAAAGTCACCTTGAATGAATCCTATTATTAGATTAAAGGCACTTTGAATGGGAGTAACAAAATTAACAATAGAATCTATAACACCTTTTACCGTTTTCAATATTTGTGGAAGAGAATTAACTAATACTCCGGTTAGTATGAATGAACCAAATCCAAGAATTTTATCAAAAATACTTCCACCAGTCGATGCTATTGTATTTCCTACATCTCCTAAACCATAATCTTGTTTAGGTTCTCTTCTTTTTTCTAATTGCTTTTCTTTCATTTCCTGCTGCTTTCTCTTCTCTTGTATTGAGATTAGAGCAGAATTTTTTTTCTTCAATCCAATGTAAGTATTATTAGAGTCCTTGAGAAAACTACTAATTTTAGTTACATTTATCTTTAGTTGTTTTACTTGTGTTACTTTCATGTTTTACACAGATATTCCATACATTTCCGGTGTTTTACTTCTCCACATATCGGCAATATTTGTTGAAGGTATTTTTGGAATAGGTGGTTCTGCAGGTCTTGCCGCAGGTGATTTTTCACTATTTAGCATTTGAGGTGGCAAATCCATAGTTACAAAATTAGTTTTTTTAGTCTTATTCGGGGTTATATTTCTAAGTAAATTTTTTGTTTTTGGATTACTAATAATATTTCCACCTTTTTCAAATACCCTGAGTTCCGGTCCTTCTTCACCCACAAGATAAGGTGTTCCTGCACTTATAGGACCACCCATTTTTCTTGCTTCAACTGTAGTTGGAGTTAGAATATTTGATATTTTTGCTTTGTAATCGTCCCTAACTTCTATATCAACTTTCTTTCTTGCCAATTCATTAGGGTTGGCACCCATTTTTCTTCTTGAACTACCTGATGGTGTTGGTATAATTTCTAACTTACTTTGCTTATCTTTTATTTCTTCATTCATTTGATCTTTGAGTGCATATAATGCTTCTCTTTTTTTCTTCACTTCTTGGAATATTTTTTCTTGATCTTCGTCTCTACCCGTAATTCCTTTTTTAGTTGCTGCTCTACCTCTTCCCCGAGAAGTTTTTCCCTCTTTATCCATACCAGCATCTGCTAACTGTTTATCTAATTGACTATGAGCAATACTATAATCTTCACCACCAGTCACTAAATTTCGCGCTTTTTTTATCAAAAATTCTCCACCCTTATAAATTAATACTCCCGCACCAATTGCCAATATAGCCTTTAAAAATAACGGATTTAACAATAATCCCTTGAGTAGAGGCAATCCTTTCAGAAGTAATCCGACTGCTCCACCAATAAGTTTAACTATCATGGAAATGGGACCAATCAATTTGAGAGCAACAACGGCACCCAAAGCACCAAGAATCCATTTATAATGTTCTTTTATAAAATCAAACCATCCCATTAATTTATTTTTATTCGCATCATCAGATAACCAATTAAATACAGTATTAGCAGCAATTCCTGCTCCGATTAATGCAATAAATTCTTTAATTTTATCAAATGCACTTTTTACAGGAGCAAGGACTTTATTAGCTCCAGATTTAACAATACTACCTATCTTCCTGACACTTTCTATTGAACCTTCTTTAAGAGCAAATTTTCTCTTAGATTTTTCTCCTTTTAATGCTTTATTTTTTTCATTCTCATCAGCAATTCTCATTGCAAAATCCAGAGCAAGTTGCTTTTGAATTTCTACAAGAATTGTATTTGTTTCTAATAATGTATTTTCTATTGATGATTGTGCTTCTAATGCAGGAGAACTTGCTGATCCTGTACTTCTAATTTTTATTTTACTTACTTTTAATTTTGGAGTAGCCTTAGAAATTTTTGATGCACCAGAAGACAAAGGAGAAGAAAAATTTCCTTTACCTATCTTTGGTGCCGTAAAATTTTGACTACTAAATGCCATTCTGTTGTTGTGCCTTTAAGTTTTCTTCTTCAATGTATTGTTCAAGAAGAGCAAGATAAATCTCTTTCTCCCACGGAATCATATTTTCTATCTCTGTTAATGAGTATTTATGATGCTGAATCAATGCAAAATTAATCTTATAGTATGACTCAAGATTCGTATGAGCCATACCTAACTGAAAAAACTTGCTAATCCTTCAAGAACAACTTCAGACTCGACACCAGTCTCTGGATTCTTTACAGAAATTGTATGAGACAATTTTGGCATTGTAACAAAGAAAGATTCAATCTGCTTAAATTGTTTACTATTCAGTTGATCTACAAAATCAGTCAATTCTTTTTTGGAGCAATCAGAAGTATTCCAACTCTCTTCCTTATCATAAACCATATCAATACATGAAGTAATCATGTTCAGTGATTGATTAACATCACTGATTTTTTCACCTACTTCAAAATTACTATCAATGAATTGATCAAACGAAGGATATCTCAATTTCATTGAATATGTATCATCTAATTTAATAATATTTTTGTGATCTTTATTCTTCTTAACTTTGATTGAGTCAATTTCAATTTCCACCCCAACTGTTGTTTCATTATCATCAGGACAGGTGATATTTACTTCTACAGTTTCCCCGACAGATTTTGAACGAACATTCAAGAAAAGATATTCAATATCAAAAGTTGCAAGGTTTTGAACCTTAACTCCTCTCGTTATAATACAATCATTAAGTATCTGAATGATGCCATTAGAAATTTGTTTTGAATCTTCAGATTCTAATGCCATTAACAAGATTTTTTCTTCTTTCACCAAGAATGGACGATATTTAATTTTCTTTCCAGTAGAGGGTAATTCCAACTCATAAATTGGAGTATTTATTTTTGGTAAAGGCATTTTAAAAAATACAATTCAGTTTAAGTTATTTATTGTGGAATTCAGACTTTTACAACGTATCTATCATAGTTAAATGATACATTTACTTTTAGCAAATCAGCAGCACCGTATGAAACAGGTATTGATGTCATCGATTTTGGAAAAGTATTATAAAACTGATAGGATATTTTTCTGTTTGGGTTTATTTCAATATCTTTTTCAAATTTTGTAATGTGCATCGTATCACACTTATAAGTATCAGGATATTGAAATCGTCTATAATAATTACGGGTATTTTCATTTTTTGTACCGGCAGATGAAATAAAATCCATCCATCCTTCAAACACTTTCAAATTATTATAATCATTATCAACATAAAAAGTAAAATCAATATCAGTATATAATCTCGTATGTGCAAATTCTTGGGGCACACCCATAAAATCACCCTTCACTTCGGCAGTTGCAAAGGAACTTGTAGGTAAAGAAGCTTCGGAACATAAAAGACCTGATTTTCTACAAATAAAATTTGCTGCATCAGATACATTAAATTTAGTTCTTATATGAGATAAAACAGAATCATTCAAAGTCGAAAAACTTACTTCATATTGATTTGATAATGCTATTCTACCGAATATTTCTTGAGCATTCCTCATAGGAATAGCTTTTGGTTTCGGACTAACCACTCTAAATACCTATACGACTACTTTATTATTAGTTATTTAGATGTCATATAAGGGAAAATATAAACCATCTTATCCTAAAAAGTATAAGGGTGATCCCAATAACATCGTTTATCGTTCCTTATGGGAGCGTCGATTTATGATTTATTGTGATAATAACCAGAATATTTTAGAATGGGGAAGTGAAGAAGTTATTGTTCCCTATCGTTCACCCATTGATAACAGATACCACAGATACTTTCCAGACTTTTATATTAAGGTCAAAGAATCAAATGGTATGATCAAAAAAATGATTATTGAAATCAAACCATTTAAGCAGTGTATCGAACCTAAAGTCAAACAAAGAAAGACGAAAGGTTATATCTATGAAGTCGTTGAGTATGCTAAAAATCAGGCAAAATGGAATGCCGCCAAAGAATGGTGTTTAGACCATGGTTATGAGTTCAAGGTTCTTACAGAAAATGAGTTAGGTATCAAATG